GGTGAACTCCGTGTCCACCAAGTCGCGGCACTTGAGTCATTTCGGAGCGTAGGGCACAACGGTATCATTTGCTTGCCCTGCGGCTATGGCAAGACCTTTACCGGTATTGCCGCCGCGCTCGAAATCGGGAAGTGTTTTCTCATCGTAGTTCATAAAGAGTTTCTTGCCGACCAGTGGAGTACCGAACTACGAAGTTTAGTACCAGGTATCCGTATTGGTCGTATTCAGGGTGAGAAATGCGACGTAGGTGCCGAGTTTGACGTTAGCATCGCAATGATTCAGACGCTATGCTCTCGTAACTTCCTTGCCGGTACCTTTAATCACTTCGGCTTTGCTATCTTTGACGAAGTCCACCACCTTGCCGCCGAACATTTCAGCCAAACGCTTCAGCGTGTCCACTGCCCAAAAATGCTCGGACTCACCGCAACGCCCAAACGCAACGACGGACTATCCAAAGTCTTTGGATGGTATCTCGGAGATATTGTATATCAGATTGCCCGGCGTCCCAAAGACGATACAGTGAAGGTGGAATGCCTACGCTATACCGACGCCGATGAAGTGTACACCGAAGTCAAATGTGATTGGGCAGGGAAACCGATTCGCGCCCGTATGATTAACAATATTGCCAACTTTGTACCTCGCACTACGGCAATGATTGAGTGGGTATTGCCTAGCCTTTTGGAAACGGGTCGTCGGCTGCTAGTGCTATCCGACCGTCGTGAGCATCTTAAAGAGTTTGAAAACGGCTTCAAAGCTCGTGGTGTGTCGTCTATTGGCTATTACGTCGGTGGAATGAAACAGAAAGACCTGGATATTACTGCGACACGCACAGTGATTCTTGGAACCTTCGCAATGGCATCCGAGGGAATGAATATTCCTACGCTCAACGCTGTGCTTCTGGCGACACCTAAGAGTAGTATTGAACAGTCGGTTGGTCGTATTCTCCGCTTGAAGCCCGAAGAGCGCACCATTCAGCCACGTATTTACGACGTCCTAGATACGGCATTTCCTGAATGTTTTGGTCAGTGGGCTCGTCGGCGTAAATTCTACAAAGAATGCGGTTATATTGTCAAATTCTCGACGGATGCGAGTGAAGACTCGTCTGAGGCTGAGACACCGGCTGCGGATGAAGGTTGCCTGATTGTAGACGATTAATCACTGATAATAGTAGGAATGAGCAATAACTCCACAGGTCCGCTAGTTTTGACTGTTAACAATGACCCCAGTTATTGGCGTACGAATTCACATCGTCAGCGGCTACAGGCACGGCGTAATGCTGCCCGCACACGTAAAAACAAACCTGGTATTACTAACACAATCAAGAAGTGGTTTGGGGCGAAACCAGCGGCGGCGCAGCGGCGTAGTCGCAGTAGCCGCCGTCGCTCAAACAACCCACGAATTATGTACGAGTAAAATAGAAATGTTTAGCTTTTTCCAGTTTCCACAATCTGGTCCTACTTCAAAGCCCGAGGCTGTGAAGCAGGTCTTACCTACTACAGAAGCAGTAGTAGGGTCTACCTTTGTCCAGCCAGGCGTCAGCACTGATGCGCCTGTACCCAAAACCGCCGGCATCGGCGCACCTACCGCCTCTGTAACAGCCCTGCCAGATAATGTTGCTCTCAGTTCATCCGGTACTGGAGTAGTCGGTACCGCTTCCAGTCCTTTTGAATCACTCGGTGCGCAGATTGTTAACAAGGGCGGCTATGATATCCTTAAATTCTCATTAAAGCCCGGTGCCAACCTGATCACCAACCAAGAGACAATGGCTTATATGGACGGTGGTCTAACAACCAACGCGCAAATCGGTAGCGGAGGGTTCTGGAGTGCCTTTGCCCGCTCCTTCAGCGGCTCCTCCGCATTACAAAACGCTATTGCCAATCCTACCCAAAACGAACTAGATATCTACCTCTCGCCGTTCTTACAAGGCTCCATTATCCAAATTGATATCAAAGCCGGCGAGACCTGGCGTTTTGCCGACAAAGCATTCATGGCGTGTACGTCCAACCTGACCGTCAGTGGTGACGTCAATGTATTCAATAATTTCAGACTATTGTTTGCAGGTCAGAATGCGGCGTATACAACCGTAGCGGCGTCGGCGGCAGACGGAATCGTCTGGGTCTCCGCCTACGGCGGTGTAGATGTCCACCAAATTCCTATGGGCACCGGTTCTACGGTACCCCTTTTCATTAATAACGGTTGTTTTCTCGGAATGTTGACTAAAACAGGTGCAGTAGATTTCTGGCAGGACTACGTGCGCGTCGGTACCGCTGGCGGCTTTTTTAATGCTATTTTCACAAATATTGGATTCGTTATGAAAATACAGGATAAGAATCCCCCTATTCGTCCTGGACCGTTAACTTGTATAGTGCTGACCCAGTCACTAAATCGCCATCATCTTGACGAGTATATTCGTAAGATTGCAGAGCGTGTCGCACAGCAGTACGTTAACTCTAGTAGCGGTTCTCGTGTTGGTGGACTCATTCCCGAGTTATACCGTGCTGCAACGGCTGGAGGTGCTCGCCGTCGCCATACTCGTAAAGCCAATGTTGCCAATGTTGCCAATTTAGTGCCATGAATTACGTAAGAGTAAAGTAGGAATGTCTGGAAAGAATACAGGAAAAGTTACTGCGAATCCTTTGGGTGTTTTACGACCCGTACCTGGTGCTGGTGTAGGATTCAATAACTCGCGGAAAAAGCCTTCGCCTAAGAAACCGTCACCTAAGAAGCCATCGCCTAAAATTAAGCGTCGCACTACACGGCGCCGTGCTCGTAATCCCCGTATTATGTACGAGTAAGTGTTTAAAAATTGAATGTTTATATGTTTTCCTGTGTTTCTAACACAATGAAACATACTATAGTGAAAACTACAGTGCCGGTGCCCGTTGGGCACGTGGTTATTAAGGTAAGACCACCTACCTTTCAAGAATTTATGCTATCTCCGCCGCCCAACTGGATTTGCTGTCGGCATCCTTTTGTATTTGGCGGTTGTTTGATGTTGGCTGGTGCCGGTTTTGTACTTCTAATCATATACGGGTTCGGCGGATTTAGAAGGGGTTAGCGTCTACGACTATTATGTTTTCTTGATTTCTTCGCCTTTCTTGCCTGTCTTGCCTTCCTTGTCTTTCTCTGTCGTTCATTTGGAGCCGGTGGTGCTACAAGGCGATTCATCGCCGCATGGTAATTCCTTCCACCAGGAAATACTTCAGTTGGAGGCATTGCCTTTAATTCTTCTAATATGTTTTGCTTAGCCTTTTTATTTCTATTTGTTGGAGATGTATCGTTCACTACTTCAACTACGCGAACGGCATCATTATTACAAAAAAATACTCTACGCGTTACTGGATCGTAAGTACAACCTATACTAGCATATAAATCTCCAAATCCCGCGCGTTCAATAGGTCCATCAAAAACTGGCATTTCAATATCTTGATTATATGATTTTTTTGATCCATCGGGCGATTGTATTATAAATTCTCCTTCACGAAAGTAATATGTATTTCCTTCGGCATCCCTTGCTTGCTTTTCAACCCAATTATCATAGTTAGGCGTCTCTATTTTTGTAACTTTTCCATTTAATTCTACAATCGCCATATTGTCTTCACAAGTGACCTTTAACGTCCCATCATCGGTTGGTCTTATGCTTTCTAGTTCATAAAAGTTTGCTTCATTTCCTACTCCTGAAACTATATTATATATATCTTCTTTCTCTGGATCAGTATTACCCGCTAATGTTTTTACCTGTTGATTTTTAATATCTATTTCACGAATCAATCTATCGTCTCCCACATATAATTTTTCTTTAAAATAGCATATTGTTGCCGGCTTATCAAATTCTACGGTTTCGGCAAAGGGTGTTATTTGAAAGTTTTGAGGGATTTTAAATATTTTTCGTAATCGTTGACTTATTACATACAGATTTCCTATATTATCGGCTGCTATATCCGATGGTTTCAAGTCTATTCTATTATTTACCTCTGGTGATAAAAGTGTCGTAATCCATAAACCTGATGTATTTAATTGTTTATATCCTAAAAATAGCGCGCGGCGATTTTTAGCAGTTTCTAAAGCCTCTGTCTCGGACTCAACTTTTCTTCTTGCGGCTGCCAAAGCTCTTCTACTATTTCCATTACGATGTTCAGCCGTATACGCCTGTATAGCAGTTATGAATGCATTTCTTAATTGCCTAATATTATCGTTTGTTTTACCAGTTTTATAAAAGTTTTGGTATTCGGCAAATGTAATTCTATTTTCTGGTCTATATAAATAAATGTCATTCTTTACTCTAATTTCCTCTGTATAAACTTCGAAAGTATCATCATCATCTTGGTACTTAGATACAACATCATCTAAATTAACTAGTCGTTCCTCACCGTCAATAGATTTAATTTTAATATTTACAACCTCTTCTCCAAATTTGTCTTCAATATGATCTATAAATTGATTTATTGTCATGTCGGAATCTAATTTATAAACATCTCTGTAATTTATTTTATCGCTGATTATTTCTAATGAAATATTCATACCCTATAATTATAAACTATTTTTTCGGTATAAAAAAGTTGAATCGTTTTTTCGCATTATGATTATTTTAATCATAATGGCAATGGTTGTTGACAATCCTGTTGTTCTAGTAGTTCCGGATACGGTTCAGGACTACGTTACACCGGCTGCTGTTACTCCAGTTGAGCCCAAGATATGCTGTACACAAAAGGTTGTCGGCGCATCTATTGGATTTATTGGAGTTGTTATCGGAGTTGCCTGTGGAGTTACATTTGGCGTATATTACCGAACTTGCTAGTTACGTCTGGTTTTTCTGGTTTTTCTGGTTTTTCTGGTTTTTCTGGTTTTTCTGGTTTTTCTGGTTTTGCGATTGCCACCACGTGTCAACTTCGCCGCCAACTTTGCCTGCGCTAAAACATCATTCAAGTTTCGAGCACGTCTGAGTTTATCAATAAGGCTGCGTACAGTTCTTGTCGCTGCATTATTACCGCCACGATTTCTAACAATACGTCCAATCTCCAAAATATCACCCTTTTTCTTTAAAAGCGTGGCATTCTTATCAATTGCGGCAATCACAACCGCATTTAAGTTGTTCATTCTAATTATATTGGATATTTAATGCTTACGGCTGC